GTTGCAAAGCAAACTCTGCTTTGCCTGCTCCGCTTAGCTTTGCTGGACTTTGCTTTGCAACGCTACGCCTGCTTTGCTCCGCTATGCATTGCGATACTCTGCTTTGCCAGTCAGCGCTTCGCCATGCCTGCTTTGCTCAGCCATGCGCCGCCTAGCTGTGCCACGCCAGGCTGAGCCTGCTGTGCTTTGCGTCGCTAAACAAGACTCAGCTTTGCTACGCATCGCCTGCTATGCTGCGCCAATGTGAGCGCTCCCACCTCCCTTTCGTCGCCTTCTGCTTTGCTTAGCCTTCTGCGACTTTCGCACCTTGCCGAGAGTTTGCCAAATTGGCTGAAGCGCCTTTATCTGCCCATAACGTCTTTTCACGCGATCAAGCTCATTCAATGCATCCCTCAGCAGGATCTCGTGCAGCTGTTCGCTGGCCAAAACATCATTGACCTCACGATAGCCGCCACCATCACGCGAGCGATCAATCGAAAGAGACACGAATGACCTCACGTTGCTTTCTTCGAAAACGAGGTGTATTCTAACTAAGTGACGCACTTGAGAAAGTCGATACTCGTGCGCCGCCTTGCTGTCATTCCACTCCAGCGCCGCATAAAGATCGGACTTAGGATTATCCTTTGCCCATTCGACCGCATCCAATGGCACCAGGAAATCCTCATCACCCTTGATCGCCAGCAACTCGTCCTTGATGCTCATCTCACATCTCCACTCTGAAAGTGCCCTTGCCGGTGCCGCCCGATGTCTTGCTCAATGGTCGGCCAGCGCCAATGCCAACTTGCCGTCCGGCGCGCGCCAGCAAATTGTAAACATCGTCGGCTTTGAAAACATCGTTATCCCATTCCAGCGTCACCTTCGCCGACCATTTCTTGAAGATGCCGCGCGCTGCGAGGTCCGTCGAGTTGATGCCGATGCGCACGCGCTCGACGTGCATTTCTGGTTTGCCATCTATCTTTATTAACGGCGAAAGATCATCACGATCCAAGCCATCTTCGAGAACAAAAATACACATGCGCGCTCGCGTCATTTCCATTTCTGTTAATCTACAACTTTCAATTAGCGCATTACGTATGGCTGTTGCAGGAATGCCGTGCCAACCCTTCTGACTAATGTGCAGCGAGCCTTGGTATACTTTCTCAAAGTCCTTCGGCGGTTTGGCGCGCTTTACTTTCTTGGCTGCACTGCCAGCTTTTTGTGTTTCCTCCATTTTTGCTCTGTTCTCCGAACTGAAGCGGTTCTGCAAGTATGGCGCGGTGCCAACGATGGTCACAGTCGCACGCGCAAAGTTCGGCGCCTTGATTCTTATTGAGGCATCTGCTGGTTTGAGAATTGGTGTTGATTTCTTGACTTCATCCGTCGTTGTCTTCTTGGCGATCGTCTTGCGTTTCATTTGATTTGTCCTTCCCATTTTGCAGGCTTCTCCGCGCCGCTTTGCCTGCTTTGCGTCTGCTCGACCGACGGTTGGCTCAGCTCTGCTATTTGTCGCCTCCATTTCTAATGAACCGCCGGAGTTGTCCGAGATTCACTACCCATTTCTGCGGCCCGAACTTGGTCACCTTGATCGGAGGTTTCTTGCGCCAGACCGCCTCTGATAAGCTCGTCATCACAGACGCAATTCTGACGCTCACCAGCGTGTCGTCACTGAGACGATCAATCCGGTTCAAAATCTCCTCATCTTTGGTGCTCAACCGCCGCATGCCGATATCATCAAGCAATTTTGGACGATTGTAAACGGTTTTAAAGAGGAATGATCAATTTCTCGCACACCACGCAACCCATTGTTACCGTTACCGATTGGTCCTACGATATGTGGGCGTGACATATCCTTCCCACGTATCCTAGCCTTGACCGGGGGCGACCGGCATCGTCCCCGGCCCTTTGGAGGCCCCAATGCCCCGCAGTCCTTTTGGATTAACTGGTGTTGCGAGTGCCGATCTGTCTCTTTCCAACCTCCTCGGCGGCCTGCGCGGCAACATGTCGTTGGGCGGGCTCGGCGATGCCCTGCGCGAGCAAGTCGGCGAAGAGACTGAAGAGGAGAGGCGTCGGAAGCGGCTTGGCTTGTCCGCCACGCAGCAGACCGGCTCGCTCGCTGTGCAAAATCTCTTTGGCGGAGCAGGCCTTGGACCCGCGCGATGACGCCGAGGCGCTCCGCGCTAGCTGGCAAGGCCGCTGCCTCTGCTCGACCGACGGCTTGATGGGTGCCGTCGTTCTTAGTGTCCTCGCCCACAACTTCGACGACGCCATGCCCGCGCTGCTGCGCGCCTGCGGTCGAGTGGTCCAAATTCCATTTTTATGCACCGCCGCGCGCATCCGGCACAGCGGCGAGGTGACTGCCGATGTAGTGGTAGCCTGGAACCGCATTGCCGTCGCCGTTGTGCTATTCGATGACGAACAGGAGCTGCGCGATCGATTCCGCGATCTCGCTGACCTCCTCAAGCTCAGCGATGCCGATCACATCGAGCTGTTCGCCTGTGTCCGCAGGTGGGTGGTGTGCGACTACCGGCTTGATCCGCACATGAATCCCGCCGACCCCGACGCCAAACGCTTGGTGCATTGATGCCTGCCGAAGCCACAGCACTGACGACCATCAAGAATGCAGTCGGCAAGCTGCGCCAGCCCTCGTCGGAGGAGCGGAAGATCGTCGCCGAGGTCATGCAAGAGTTCTCCCAGATGGTCACCTGGCGGAACGTGTTCGCCGGGCAGTGGGAGGAGACCGCCCGCATCCTGTGGCCGGAGCAGCGCAATACCTTCTACTATGGCACCTTCAATTGGCCGGGGCAGAAGAAGACCGACGAGCAGATCGACGCGTCGGGAATGTTGGCGCTCGAGCGCTTCACAGCCATTGTCGATAGCCTGCTAACCCCCGCCAATTCCATGTGGCACGCGCTGGAGGCGTCCAGCGAATACGTCATGAAGGACCGCGACACCCGCCTGTGGTTCGACTCGCTGACAAGGCTGCTGTTCAAGTATCGGCGGAACCCGCTGGCGAATTTCAGAGGACAGAATAGTGCGTGTTGGCGATCGCTGGGGGCCCTCGGCAATGCCACCATGTTCATCGATGCCTTCGACGGCCGCCAGCACCATGGCGCGCGCGGTCTGCGCTATCGCGCCCTGTCACTGGGCGAGACGTTCTTCGGGGAAAATCATCAAGGTCAAGTGGACCGCATGATCCGGTGGTTCCGGCTAACGCCGTACCAGGCCGTGCAGAAGTGGGGCATCGAGCGGTTGCCGGCGAACTTGCATGCCCCACTCCAGCAAAACAGCCAGTGGCGGCACAACTTCCTCCATTACGTCGGCCCGCGGCAGGACTACGACCCGCGCCGCATCGATGTGAAAGGGCTGCCCTATGCAAGCTATTACGTCTCGATTGACGGCGATTGCCTCATGGCTCCGGAGGGCGGCTACCGCACTTTCCCGTTTGCGGTATCGCGGTACGATCAGGCACCGAATGAGGTGTATGGCAGGGGGCCTGCCCAAAAGGTCTTGCCGTCTCTGAAGACCTTGAATGCGCAGAAGAAAACGTACCTCAAGCAGGCGCACCGCAACGCCGACCCCGTCCTCCTGATGGCGGATGACGGACTGGTCGGGATGGATCTGCGGCCGGGGGCGATGAACAAAGGCGGCGTCACCGCCGATGGTCGCGAGCTGGTCAAGACGCTGCCGACCGGAAACATCCAGGTCGCCATCGAGATGATGCAGCAGGAGCGCGCCATCATCGATGATATGTTTCTTGTGTCATTGTTTAAGGTGTTGACAGAGCACCCGGATATGACCGCGACCCAGGTGATCGAGATCGTCAACGAGAAGGGCATCCTGGTCGCCCCCACCCTCGGCCGGCAGGAAACCGAGTACCTCGGGCCCATGATCGATCGCGAGATCGATGTGCTGATGTCGCTCGGTCTGATCCCTCCGATGCCTCCGCGGCTGCGTGAGGCGCAGGGCGAGTACCAGGTCGTCTACACCAGCCCGCTGGCGTTGAGCCAAAGGGCAAACCAGGCGGCTGGCTTCATCCGCACCGTCGAGACGGCGAAGGAGATTGCGAACATCACGCAGGATCCCAGCTATCTCGACCCATTCGACTTCGACGTCGCCATCCCCGAGATCGCCGCCATCCAAGCCGTGCCCGAGCGCTGGATGGCCGATCCGGATCAGATCGCTGCCAAACGTCAGACGCGAGCGAAGGCGCAGCAGCAGCAGGCGCAGATACAGGCAATGCCGGCACAGGCCGCAATGCTCAAGGCGCAGGCGACTGTTGCCAAGAACCAGCCCGGCCTTGGCACGCAGGGGCTCGGAGGGCCGCAGGCCGCATGACCGATGAGGAGCTTGAGGAACTTGCCGCGCAAAACCAGCAGCTCAAGCGTGCCTATCAGCTTTGCTTCAGTTCGCCCGCTGGCGTCGCAGTGCTCAACGACCTCGCGCGGTTTTGTCGTGTCGTTCAAACCACATTCGTTCCAGGAGATCGCGATCTCGGCCTCATTTATGAAGGTCGTCGTCAGGTGTTCCTGGCCATCTCTCTCTTCATGAACTTCACCATCGAGGAGCAAGCCGCGCTCCAAGCCGGCAGATATATAAGGAGACCGGAAGATGCCTGATCCCGCTGTTGCTGCGCCGGCAGTAGCCGCCACCCCGCCGACCGCCACTTGGTACGAAGGCAAGGCAACGCCGGAGCAACTAGGCTTCTGGCAGAACAAGGGCTACAACGCTGCCGACCCCATTACCGTCGCCATCGAAGCAACCAAGAGCGCCATGCAGGCGCAGTCGTTTATCGGCGCGCCGCCGGATCAGATCCTGCGCCTACCAAAGGGCGCCGACGACGCAGACGGCTGGAAGGCCGTATATGCGCGCCTCGGTGTCCCCAACAAGGCCGAGGACTACGACTTTACCGGCGTCAAGTTCGGCGACAATGACCTCGAGCCCGGCTTCGCCTCAACTATGCGAGGTGCATTGCACAAGGCGGGCGTCATTAAGGAAAAGGCCCCCGATGTCGTCCGCGCGGTCGTCAAATACCTCGCCGACGCCGAGGCGGCCGAGGCCGTGGAGACCACCGCCAAGCGGCAGACTGAACGCGCCGAACTCCTGAAGAATTGGGGAACCAACGCCGAGTTCAACCGTCTGACCGCTATGCAAGGGGCCAAGCGCGTCGGCGCCACACCGGAGGACGTCGCCCGGTTCGAAAGCGTGCTGGGATACGATCGCACCATGGAGCTGTTCCGCCGCATCGGCGCCGGGACGACGGAGGATACGTTCGTCGAGAGCAAGCAGGGCGGGCCACCGACCACCGTCAACAGCGCCAAGGCGCGTATGGCCGAACTGGAGCAAGACAGGGAGTGGGTTGCCCGCTTCCTCAAGGGTGGGGCCCAGGAGAAGCGTGAGTGGCACGACCTCCAGCAGCTCATCCATGGAGAAGCGGCATGAGTGATGAAGCACCCCGCGATCTGCGTACGCCGGAGCAGATCGCCGCGGTCAAGGAGAAGATGCGCAAGATGCGCGATGCCCAGGCCGTGAAGCGCAACCAGTGGCGCAAGACCGAAGAGGAGCGGATACGAGAGCTGGAAGAAGAGCAGAAGCAGCGCGAGGAGGAGGCCAGATGGGCCGGTTCCGCCAATCTCGGCGGCCTGACAGCGCGGGTCTGCCCCTACGATTGCACCGTCGACCGGTGCGTCATCAGCGGCATCAATGTCTGCGCGCATCCTTCCTTCGGCGGCCCGCAGGCGGTCTTGCGGACCAACCGGGCGGTCATGGAACGGTACGAAAAGGCCATGAAGCTCATCCAGCACCAGAAGATCGAGATGGGGTAATCCATGTCATTCGCACTTCTGTTCGCAATGCTCATGATCCTGTGGGCGCTGTCGTGGTTCTGGACGCCAGGGCCACCTTATGGCCCTTACGTCAACAACGCCCTCATCTGGGTGCTGTTCGCCCTGTTGGGGTGGCACGTCTTTGGTCCGCTTCTTCATCCGTAGGAGGTCACCTTGCCCTCGACCAGCCAAGCTCAGCACGGATTCATGGCCATGAGCCGCACCGCGGCCGGCCGCCGTAAGTTGCGCGAGCACGGCAAGAAGCCAGCCCCGGCCGGCGTCGCCAACGAGTTCATGAAGGCCGACACCGGCAGGAAGATTGGCAAGCTCGCGAAGCATGCCAAGAAGGGCGGTTACTAGACAGGCCAGCGCGGCGAGGTGTATATATAGAGTGTGTCGCATAACCGATCCCCCTATCAGGGGCACGGTCGGCAGCGGCTCAAGACGGCCCCCGGATCGCCTGGATACGCCGAAAGTTGATGGCCCCTCGTAGGAGGCACGGCCGCCTTTCGGAACTCCGTATCTCAGAGCGGGCGAGCCACATGTCCGAAAACCTCCCGAAGCTGTTCGTCGAAGAATTTTCCAGCATTCTCAAGCTCAAACTGCAGCAGACGATGAGCATGCTGCGGCCCCATGTCATGGAGGGCTACCATTACGGCAAGCAAGCCGCGCCCATCCAATACATCGGCGCCATTCAGATGCGCGCCCCGGCTGGCCGCTTTGCGCCCATCCAGCGGCAAGACGTCGACTTCACCCGGCGCTGGGTCTTCCCGGTCGACAAGGAAGCTTTCCAGTACATTGATACCTTCGACAAGTTAAAGCTGATCATGGACCCCACATCGCAATACAGCGATGTCGCCGCCGCGGCCGTCGCGCGCGAGTGGGATGACCGCCTGATCGGCGCCGCCTTCGCGACCGCCCAGATCGGCGCCGATGCCGGCGGGCTCTCGAGCGAAAGCTTCAATACTTCGCTCTACCAGGTTGCCTCCAACTTCGGCGCCAGCGCCGCTGTCGGCCTGACTGTCCCGAAGATGATCGAGGCCAAGCGTCTGTTCCGCAAGGCGCAGGTGCAGGTCGACGAGGAGTCGATGTGCTGGGTCACCAACAGCCAGGGCGAGAGCGACCTTCTCAACCAGGTGCAGGTCACCAACACGGACTTTTCTGGCAAGGACCGGCCCGTCCTCCAGGATGGCAAGGTCGTTCGCTTCATGGGCTTTGACATCAAGTACAGCGAGCGTTTGATCAGCACGTCGAATGTGCGGCAGAACATTGTGTTCGTGCGCTCAGGCCTCTATCTCGGCGTCTGGAAGGACACGGAAAATAGCATTGATCGGCGCATCGACCTCAGCGGCCTGCCGTACCAGGTGGCGACGCTCATGTCCTCCGGTGCAACCCGTCTGGAGCCTGGCCGGCTGCTGCAGTGCCTGTGCGCCGATACCAGCGCAGCCGCGGACGTGACGCCATAAGGGAGGCGAGATGGCTGCTCACTTCATGGCGCTGCCCAAGGGTGTGGATGGGTTCCAGCTAACCGACTACACGACCGGGACAGCCACAACCGGCACGACCCCCGTTATCGAGCTGCGAGTCGATGACGGCTCGTTCCGCCGCCTTGAAGTGATCAAGGCGCTGAAGGCCTTCGCCCGCGCTATGGAAAACCCGCAGTTCTATGATACCGATCCCGCTGTGCCTCCCAGTTTCGGGTTCGTTTTGCTGGATTAGGAGCCTACGATGGCACTCGAAAATCTGAAATCGAACCCGATCGTCAACCTCGACTCCTTCCCGGTCGTCACCAACACGACGGGCGAGGGTGACGATGGGATGATGCGCTGCGTCGATGGCCATGTGGCCGCGAGCGCCGCCGCCAGCACCAACTCGACCTATCGGCTCGTCCGCATTCCCACCAATGCCAAGGTCAAGCATGTCCTCTTGAAATCGGTGGCCCAGACGGCTGGCACAGTCGACATCGACGTCGCCTTCTCCGACTCCACCGTGGACGGCACCAACCAATCGCTTGCCGGCGGCATCGTCCAGCTCACCGGTCCGGTCGACAACAAGCTATTCGGGGCCGCGACATCGCTTGCCGCGGCTGTTCCGGCCACCGGAGATTACCTTCCCGTCACATTCGGCAACACCTTCACGACGGACATGGTCAACATCCCACTGTGGCAATGCTTGGTGAACCTCGGCGCAACCCAGTTCACCAGCGATCCCGGCGGCTTCTTCGATATCGTGCTGAAGGTCGGGACTGGCTTTACGACCGGCGGCGATGTTGCGGTCGAAGTGCAGTACTGCGTATGAGGTCGCGATGGCTATCGATCGTTTCGTCAACTCGACCCTTAATACGGCCACCAATGCAAACCCGCGCGCCTCCAACGTGGCGGCAGGGAGCACTGGCTTGAACGCAACTCTTGCTTGGGACTCCGCGGTTGTTCTCACGAACGATCAGTTGCGAGCTTGTGTGGCTGCGATGTTGCAGACAGCACAGGGACAGCTGACAGGGCCATGAGCAATGGCGCAGAACACTTGGCTCAATACGGCAGTTGGGAAGAACTCCGCGAACATCCCGGACAAGCGCGACCATGTGCATTCCGTCACGGGAGGCGCCGCTGCTGCCGGTGACATGACGGTGTCCTGGGACTCGGCCGTGGTGACCAACCTCAACACCTGGGATAGCGCCATCGCCGCGATGCGCAAGCGCGCGATCGGCGGCGGATTGAAATAGGTGCCGCCATGGCAATGCTCAGCGAGCTCACGTTCACCCAGGCCGTCCAGAAGGCCGAGGGCATTCGCCAGTCCGCCAAGGCTGCCGCCTTCGCCACCTGGGCCTATGGGCAGGGCGCCGCCTTCACGACCTACGTCACAGCGCTAGAGACCGCCGACAACGCCTTCATCACGGCCGTCAACAGCGCCGCCAACACTTGCGGGCCGGTCGGCCTCCCAACGCCCGGCCAGCTCGGGCCGGCGGGTGCTGCCTCGCTCGCCGGCACCGTGCTGGGCAATCTGGGCATGTCCGCCATCAGTCCGAGCACCGTTGTGATGGGCGCCGCATGGCGATCCTACGGACCGGTGCCATTGCCATGAGCGCCCCGAACACCAACAATCCGACCCATAATGCCGCCCAGAGCTTGGCTGAGGGTGTCCGTCAGGCTGAGGTCGCGGCAGCCACGACACAGGCCCAGGTCAATGCCGCGGCCATCAAGTTCAACCGCGCCGTCGTGCGCTCCGGCCTCGCCAATGGCGTTGGCGTTGAGCCGGCAATGACAGCGCTGCGTGCTCTTGGTGTGACCGGTCTATGAATCTCAACCCGCCCATCACATCGGCAGCCGATGCGTTCGCGATTACGCCGAGCGATACGGCCCCCAATGTGACGCGTGGCGTCTATGTTGGCGGTGCTGGAAACGTGACTGTGGTAACTTTGGCCGGGTCGACCGTGACCTTCACTGCAGTCCCGGTCGGCACCGTGGTGCCAATCCAGACCAAGCTGGTCAAAGCCACGTTGACCACAGCGACGCTGCTGGTGGGGCTCATCTAGCCGGCCGCGCTCGTCATAGGAGCAGGACTCGGCCATGGCCAGCAAGCGACATTCTCAGATCACTCCAGCCACTACTCAGCCCGCGCTGAGCGATCAGATTGTCGGCGTGCGCTCTGCCGCGACAGACCAGCTCTGGTCGCTCTCACAAATTGCAGCAGTTGTCGGTGGCGGCGGCAGTGGCGGAGGTGGCGGAGGGAGTGGGACCGCCAATACGAAGACCTTCACATCCAAGTCGGCCTTCACGGGCGGGGGTGTTGTTCCTGCGGACATTGACTACGTGTATGTGCAGAATGTTGGGACGTTTCCGGCGCCCGCGGGTCAAGAGAATATTCCACTAACGTATCGGAGGGTCGCTAGCTCGACGCTATTTGGGAACGTCACGGTCGGCGGTCAGGTGTGGGAGCCGATCTATGCCCGCAATCCGGTCAATGCCGGCGAGTTCGGGTTGGTCTCCGATGGGGCGACGGTGCAGAATTTTGCTGGTCCCGGGTTCTTCGGGACGGCGAATGGCACAGCGACTATAACCGCAATCTCACAGTTCAATGGGCCATCCGACACGTCCGGCATTCAGGTTGGGCAGCAATTCGCTGTTGTCAATTATGCCGCACTTGGGAGCGGCTTCGCTCCGCAGGTCAGCGTGACGGTGCTTAGCAAGACTACGACAACCATCACGCTCAGCGCTGCCGTGCTTGGGTCCGGGGCGATAAAGTTCACGACTTATAACAGCATTGGTTTTGTGACAGGAACCAACAATGCGCCCATGATCCAGCAGGCAATCGACTTTGCCATCCAGAACGGTTGCTCAGTGGTGAAGCTTCCTTACGGGAAGTACCGTATCGACGATACTCTGCATGTTGGATGGGGCAACACTCCATGCGAGTTGACATTGATGGGGGCCTCAAGGCCGAATTATTTGGGAGGAGTTGGCAGCGGCAATCCAATTTTGTACCCGACGAAGACGGATCGTCCCGCCATCAACGTGCAGGGCTCTCGCAGGGGCGGCGTCAAGGGGATCGAGATTACCGGGCTTAATATCAATTATTGTATTGCCCAAGCGCAGGGATATTTTAATCGGTCTGGGACTGCGGCTGATTGGCTCGCGCCTGAGTTGAACCCAACTGGGTCCAATCCTGGCGGTCTGACGCGGTACACGCCGTATGCCGGTATAACGGTGGACGCGTATAGCGCTGTTCCGCAGGCGACGAATTATCCGCCTAGAACTATTCCGGCGTGGGTGCAGGCGCTGGGATATAATTGGCCCAATGGGTGGAACGCTTCCAATGTCAATGTTACGGCCTTTTCGTCGGAAGTGATATTCGAGGACTGTGAGGTTGGCGGCTTTGCTGCATGCATTGTCAACCAACCAAATCAGGACGGCAATGGAGACTTCACGAGATTCAGGCAATGCAGCACGCTCTGTTCGCCATATGGAATTGTGATTTGCAATACACAGTCAAGAAGCGTTGAAATCAGGAATGGCTTGTATCAATACCATCATACTATGATTACTAACAAATATTTTGGCGCACAAGGAGGTGGAATGTATGGTCCAATTGATAATAATCATGGGGGCCAGTGTTGGCAGACAATTGACCTTTACATAGGGACTTCTGGAAATGTGGATATGTCTCATACATATGTTGAGGATGTTGTCAGGGTAGGAGATATTACGGGATCAGCAACAGGTCCCAGCGTAACAATGCACGATTGCAATTTCTTTCTAGGCGATCAAGGAGGGCATGGCAATATACCGAAGTCCATCATAGGCGTTTCCGGAGTTGACATCATTATCATTAATACAGCAATCCTTGGGCATACGAGAATAACTCAGCTTGCGGGGGCGCTGTCGCCGGGGGTGGCTTGCAGTCTGAATATTATTGGCGGTATTTGGCAGTGCGCCGCTACGGGTGTCAGTTTCCTACAAACGCAGGATGCGCCTCATCAGCTGGCTGTGAATTATACGGGCGGGTTGTTGCTGGGATGTCCTCGGTTCAACGCCAATTTTGGCGCAAGATCATTCACGGCAACTAACTTGCGCGGATCATTCTTTTCAACGCCCACAAATAATGTAAATACGATTTATCACGATACTATTATGAATAAAGTCACCCCGCCATCGCGTCGCCAAATGAGCCAGATGTCGACACAATATGTGGACAGCCAAGGGCGCAATTGGCGTATGACGGTGCCCGGCGAACAGCCCGTCGACTTTTCTACGCTGAGCGCGGCATATCCCGGTAATGATGATATGCTGCATTTCAACTATTCTGATAGCCTTATGGCTAGTGGGATTTTTTTCGCTATTGCTCCGGGAGATATCCTGTTCCATGAGACCACCGGCACAATCTTCATTGTGACTTCGGTGGGGGCGTCTGGGTCTGGCGGAGCAGGCTTGCGGGCAAGTATAGCCCATCAGCAGAACAATTTGAAAACTGATCCGCATGGGTCAGGGGCGTTTGTGGCGAATTTGATTACTGCATCGCAGTTAAATACTGGCCTTATGACTATTATCAAGACAAATATATGGATACCTTCGGTGCTTTACTATGGCACATATACTGCTGCCAGCACCACTATCTCTAATATAAACCGAGGTGATGGCGATGGAACTGCGTTTACGACTTACTATCAGAACGGCGATCTGATGTATGGCGTTTCGTGGTGCGGCGTCACTCCTGCTGGCGGCGCTGCTAACGTGTCAGCCTCAGCGCAGTACCCGCTCACCAACGCTGGAGGCGGCACGGCGCCATGGGGCGCTCAGTTGAGCGCTGTCACAAATGGAGCTGCTCCAGGCGGCTCCGCAGTGATGCAAATGCCTGTGACGGGAGCTGGCGCATTTCCCGCCCCGTTTACCGGAACTTTCCCGCTGTTCCCATATGAGTTGAGATGAGATGACCGCATTCCAGCTACCGATCGATATCGGCAATCGCGCGCTCCAGCACGTCGGCGCCGAGATGATGGACACGTCGCTCGGGTTCGCCGATGGCAAGGTCGGGCGGCAGACCGGCTTCGTCTATGACAAGGCGCGCCGCGCCGAGTTGCGCCGCAACGTGTGGCGGTTTGCGATCCGCGAAGCTTGCCTGCGCCCTATCGATAGCAACACGATGATCCTGGCGCCGTCACTATGGTCGTCGTTCGCCACCTACTTCGTCGGATCTGTCGTGAGCGACAGCGCCGGAAACCTGTGGTCGTCGCGGCTGCCAAACAACCTCGGCTATGAGCCGGGCACCGTGCCGGCTGCATGGGAGCCCTATTTCGGTCCGCTGAGTGTGAGCCTCTACGATTCGACCTATGGCTACTTCGCTGGCGAGGTCGTCTATACGGCTGCCGGCGACGGCACAGCCAACATCTACATGTCGTTGGTCAATTCTAACTTCGTGCATCCGGCGCTGCCAAACCTCTGGAATGCGGGCACCGTCTACCAGCTCAATCAGGTCGTGATTGCCTATCCGGCCTGGGATGTCACGCTGACCTATCCCATTGGGTCGACTGTCACCTACACCGATGGCAATGTCTACGCCTCGTTGGGCGCCGGCAACACTGGCCTCGCGCCGCCATCCTTCCCCAGCTTCTGGGCGCTGGTGCCGACGCTGACGCTACACACGCAGCCCGTGCCGATCTCGCCCAACATCCAGTTTCCGCCGACCTCATCGCCCGTGCAGGAGTGGCGCTACGAGAGCACGTATACGGTCGGCAATGTCGTCATCTTCAACAGCGCGCAGTACGTGGCCATCATCAGCACTGGCAACACTGGTAAGTTCCCCAATGCGCCTGCTTCGACTTTCTGGGCGCGGCTGACCGGCGGCACGCCATACATGAGCTTGATCCCGCTCAATCTTGGCAACCCGCCAGCCAGCAGCCCTACGCAGTGGACGACGGCATTCCCGCAGGGCGTCGGCAACAATCAGTGGACGCAGATCGGCGGCGCCGCCTTTCCGTTCGGCGTGACGCTGACCACGCCCAATCTCGTGTATCCCCTCAATGCCGGGCCGGTCTCGCAGACCGGGACGCGCAACGTCTATCGGCTGCCATCTGGCTTTCTGCGCGAGGCGCCGCAGGATCCCACGGCCGGCTCGACCTCGCAGCTCGGCGCCTCGACCGCCTTGAGCTATCTCGATTGGCGTTACGAGGGGAACTACATCGTCACGCGCGAGGTCGGTGCGATGGTCTATCGCTTCGTCGCCGACATTACCGATGTCAGCGCGATGGATGATATGTTCTGTGAGCTGATCGCGCTGCGGATTGGGTTGGAAGTATGCGAGCCGCTGACGCAATCGAGCGCCAAGCTCGGCACGATCGCGCAGATGTACAAGCAGTTCGGCGGCGAGGCGCGCACTGTGAACGGCATCGAAACCGGGCCGGTCGAGCCCGCGGAGGACGACTTCGTCAGGTGCAGGCTATGATCAACACTCACACGGTGATTTTCCTGACGATATGCGCTCTTGTCACGGCATATGCCTGGGCGGCATGGGACGAGAATTGCTAGGGCCATGCGATGGGTGACGCATCATACCTCGCGACATCGTTCCTTGGCGGCGAGATCGGTCAGTTCGCTCAAGGGCGGTATGATCGTCAGGACTACCGCACCTGCCTAAACGTCTGCCTCAACATGCATCCGATCGAAAGCGGGGCCCTCACCCGCCGGCCGGGCTCGCGCTTCGCAGGCACCACGCGCGGGGGCGCGCCAGGACGGCTCATCAAGTTCGATTTCGAGGCCTCGGCGGCGTACGTGCTCGAGTTCACCGATGGCGTGCTGCGATATCGAAGCGGAACGGCGCTTGCAACCACCAATGACGATCAGACGGTAGCCGGCATCTCCACCGCCAATCCTGCCGTGCTCACGACCGCGGGCGCGACGACGTGGGCGACGGGCGACATGGTCATGTTCTCGGGCGGCGTTGACCCGATCCTGCAAAACCGGCAATTCATCATCGTTGGGAGCGGCTCGAGCTTCGCACTGTCCGATCCGATCACGGGCGCCTCGATCAACGGCAGCGCGCTGGCCCCTCCATCCGGCGCAACCGTATCGCACATCGAGGAGACCGCTACGCCATATGTCGGCGGCTCCTGGATTGACGTACGCTCGATCCAGGCCGAGGCCTCGGCTTTCCTGGTCGAGCCCAAGACGCCGCCACAGGCGCTCACGGTAACGACATTGCCGTCGCTTGGCATCGATGCGCAGTTTGCGCTCGCGTCCGCCATCTTCAACGATGGTCCCTACCTCGACCCGCCGATCAACGGGGCGACGCTGAACCCCAATCAGAAGACCGGCATCGTGCAGCTGAGCCTGTCGTTCCCGGCCTATGTGTCGACCACCGTCTATCCCAAGGGCGCATTCGTTACGTCCGGCGGCACCAATTACGAGTCATTGGTCGATCAGAACACGACTGCCCCGCCATCGGCGAATTGGCTCGCGACCGGCGCTGCATCCGCCATCAATGACGGTCATGGCTTTCTCGGCACCGATGTCGGGCGCTTGGTGAGGCTTTTTTCGGAGCCGGCACAGTGGACGGCTGCCACGACTTACGCCAAGGACGCGGTGGTCGCCTATAACCCGAGTGGCATTCCAGGCGGCTCAACCTATTGGACCTCATTGGTTGCATCCAACACCGGTCACGTTCCGGGCGCCGATCTGACCAACTGGGCGCTTGCGCCCGGCAATGTGGCGCAGTGGACATGGGGTAAGGTTACGAGCATCGGCAGCGTGATCGGCGGCGGCGGAGGCGGCGGAGGAGGGACGCCCTTTGGAAATGAGGCGCCTCTTAGCGCGGCCTTCGACGGCATCGTAAGCAAAAACGGGGCCGCGTGCGCGAACCGATCCAGCACGCAGCAAATAATGTTAGCCTACATTGGCACTCAATTTACTTCCCCGCAGGCTATTTTCTCGGCCACAATTTTCCCGTCGACTGATTTTGGGTTTGGCGCCGGGCATCCGCCTGGCGCAAACTTGAACACCAAATTTCTCAAGCATGTTGTGGTCAACCTGCGTGGCAAGATGTCACTGCCGGCCTCTTCTTCGGATGGCGCATTGCTAGGCACGAGTGGCACGCTCACCAACCAGACCTCGCCGATATCGATTACGTCTACCGATCAGACGACGCTGTGGGCATATGCGTGGTTCGAGACCGTTGCATCATTCATCTCCGGCACCACCAATTTCGTGTTTACCTCGCAGGTCCAGTTCTTTGCTCCGCCATCCAGCAGCAGTGGAAGTGGCAACGCGATCAATGTGCAGCTGCTCGGGCCGCCACTGCTCTACACGACCCCGATCACTCTCTGGCAGTTTGGAGTGTTTTCGAACACAACCGGCTGGCCGACCTGCGGCTGCTACCATGAGGGCCGCCTATGGCTTGGTGGGGTCAGACCAAATCGCTTTGATGCCTCGGTTGCCGGGGGGATCGTCGATGGTACGGTCAACTGGGCTCCGACCGACCAGTTCGGCCAGGTCACCCCGGCATCGGGCGTCTCGGAAACCCTCACCAGCGACGGCGTCAACCCGATCCTGTGGATGATGGCCGACCAGCAGGGCGTCCTCATGGGCACGCTGAGCGGCGAGTTCCTGGTCTCTCCACCGACGCCCGGCGCAATCGCGCCGACCAACATTGCCGCGCGCCGCGTCACCAGGATTGGCTGCTCCAACATCGAGCCGCGCCGCACCGAGCACACCGTCATCTTCGTCCAGAGGTATGGAAGGAAGCTGATGGAATACTTCGCCGACGTCTACAGCGGCAAGTTCACGGCGCCCAATGTCGCCCAGTGGGCGATGCATCTGACAACGCCGTCGATTGCCGAGCTTGCGTATCAGCAGGCCGTGGTGCCGATCATTTGGTTTCGGACGGCGGACGGACAGCTGCGCGGGATCACCTACAAGCGAGATACGCTGGCGACGAGCCAGGGCCCGACCTATGCCGGCTTCCACCGCCATGACCTCGGCTCGGGTCGCACCGTGATCTCGATTGCGGTCGGGCCATCGGTCGGCGGCGAGCTGGACTCGCTCTACATGGTGACGACGGACGGTTCGGTCTGCCACGTCGAGGTGCTGACCGACCTCATTGAGGAGGGGGCCACGCTATTCGATGCGGCCTATGTCGATGACGCCGTGATGCCCTCGTCGACCGCCCAGGCGCCGGCGTTCATCCCAAGCCCTGATGATGTCTACGTTGCCGATGACGGCATCACCTCATTCACCGACGAGGATGGCGTCACCTTCTATGTCTACAACACGGGTGCGACCCCAATCGGATTCCCGATGGGAGGATTGATCTGCCACGGCCTATGGCACCTCAATGGCCAGACCGTCACCGCGTGGCTCGCCGGCCTCGATTGCGGCGACTATCCTGTCGTTAATGGCGCCATCAGCGTTCCCTATGGCGATGGCATCTCGGCCGGGACCGCGAATGGCCTCTTTACAGTCGCGGCCTGGACGGAAAACCCAATCGGTTGGATCGGGTTTACGTTCACCTCGCAGGGCCAGATGGTGAGGCCAAATGCGCCGGTTGAGTCCGGCGCGCGCTCCGGTCCCGCGCTCGGCAAGAAGCGGCGCAGCATGCAGTATGCGGCGCAGCTTGAGGGCACGCAGGGCATCAGCTTTGGGACGAGTTTCGCCAAGGTCGACCCGGTCCGCTTGCGTTTCCCGGACGACACCAAGTACCTGGTCAATCAGATCTTCAGCGGCGTTTACTGGGATGCGCTGACGGACAACTACAGTTACGACTCGATGATCAGTTGGCAGATCACGCGGCCTTATCCCGCCAACATCATCGCGATCGAGGCGTTCCTCATGACGATGGACAAGTGATGGCGATCGGATCGAGCACCTTTACGGCCGCCGGCAGCGCTGTCAGCGACATCTTCGCCGGCTTCGGCGACCTCACCAAGGCGCAGGGCGACATCATCGAAGCCCAGAACTATCGACTGGCCGCGCAATACGCGATGCAGGAGGCGAAGCTCACCGAGCAGAGCACGAAGATACAAGCCTTCCAGCAGCAGCGGCAAACCGCACTGGGCCTAGGAGGGATTGCCGCCGAGCAGGCGAGCGCCGGTTTCGCCGAAAGCGGATCTGCGCTCGACCTCCTGCGCGACTCGGCCTCGCAGGGCGCACTGACGAAGTCAGTGCTGGAGCGCCAGGGCCTCATCACCGAGGCGGGCTACAAGGAGCAGGCGCAGAGCTATCAGAACATGGCGCAGGCTGCTGATCTCGCTGCTAGCGCGCAGAAGACGGCGTCCACGGGGTCATTCATTGCCGGTGGCGTCCAGGCCGTCGCTTCCATCGCCAGTCTCTTCTAGGAGGGCACAATGCCGAACATCAAGCCGATCGATGCCGGCGTTATCGCATTTCGCCCATCCGACATGGGGCCGGAGGCCGCGGCCGCGACCGGCCGGCGCATCGGCGCCTTCTACAATCAGGCCGGCCAGGCGCAGCAGACTACCGGCATCAGGCTCGGTGGGGCGTTGCGTGAGGCTGGCGATGTCGTCCAACAGCACATCGCGAACAATGAGATTGCGCGAGGAGGTCTCGCTTTTGCGCAAGCCGCTGCGGAGGCTGACGACAATTGGAATAAGCAATACAAAACAGCGCTCGCCGACCCTACCGACGCGTCCGTTGCCGGTATGGATCAACGCTTTAACGAGCAGCATCTAGAGCCGGCGCTTGAGAAATTTCGCAGCGGGTTTGTGACGCAAGCCGGACAGAATTGGGCCGACCACCAGATCAATCAGTTCCGCGAGCACATGTATCACAAGACAGCTGCCGACATGTCGTCGCTCGCGGGCGATCAGGTCAAGGCATCCGCGGCGGGGACTGTTAACACATGGACAAGCAACGTTTATGCGGACCCCAGCCAACTCGGCATCGCTATCACAGCCATTGACCATTACATCAATGGCGGCAAAGGGGAGGACGGCAAGGTTGTTCCTGGACTCGTCCCCACCAGCCGGATGAACGACAAGGATGCCGCAGATGTCTCAATCAGATTCACCCAAGAAGCAAAAAAGAAACTGGTCAATGCGGCTATTCAGGGGCTGATCAGGGACGGTAAGCCATACGATGGAGTCGTCAAGGATAACGCGCAGTATGTGACCCAGGCAGAGGCTGACAAGTATGCCAATGAAGAGAGATCGCAAAAACGCGCAAATCGGATTAACCAAGCCGCGATCGACAGGGAGGAGCAACACAAAATAGATGAAGCAGCGTCAAGTAAGGTCACCGAAATCATGGGCAAGGGGGTATACGCAGATGAGGCGACTAGCGCGCTCCATGTCAGGCCTGGAGTGGTAAAAGACCTGACACAGCTGTTGAACAGCCCCGGAATTTCAAGGGCGGCCCGCAATGATATCGAGCATCAAATCAACTTGGCGCAGGGCATATTATCGGAGAAGCGCAACAAGAACGCCTTTGACCCCGAGGCTCTCCAGGACGCCCACGACGGCCTGTATCGTACGGAAAATCCAACGACGGCCGCCACGCTTGCTGAACTGCACTACGCGGGAAAGATAAACGACAGGCAATATTCCGACCTGACCAAGTTGCTTAAGGCGACCCAGGGCCAGGACATGAAGTCGCCACTCTTCAGAAGCGCTATGGCTGCAGTGAATGAAAAACTGGGGGTTGGCTCCGTGTTCGACGGCCACGAACGCCGCGCCAATTTCGATCAGCAATTTATTCCGGCATATACGGCTCTGCCTGCTGATAAGCGCGCCGAAGCATTGAACCTCGCTGATCCGAATAGCCTTGTCAGGAAGCTTTTGGAGGGGCACGCGCCGAGCCCAACCGAAATCCTGTACAGCAAGCTTGTAAGGCAGGGGATGCCTCCAAACCTTGCGGCCGATATAGCAAAGACCATGACGCCTCCTGCCGCTGCGGCGCCAACGGCGAGGCCGGCGGCGGGACCGGCGGCGGGACCGACGGCGATTGAGCGGGAAACGGGAGTCAAGCCGACAACGATAAGGGCCGGCGGACAAACCATGGAAGTGCCGCAGGCTGCGCCACAGCCCGTGTCCGATGAGCCGCTGAAGCCGCATGCGGTGCGGACCATTCCAGCGCCCCGATTCCAGCGCCCGCCACTGTCGGACTCGCCGCAGCCTGCCGCTGCTCCGGCCGCAGGACCGCCTGTGCCTGATGAGAGAGCCAGAGGTTTCCTTCGTAGTAATCCGCTATACCGGGATGACTATGATAGGAAGTATGGCACTAAGGACGATCCACATCCCTCCAACATTATCCTGGGCAGACCTAAGTCCGAGCGCAAGCCTGCGCCCCAGCCAATGTCCGGGGACCGGACATGACAAACGCATTCGATTTTCCGTCGGAGGATGAGGCGCCCGCTGCGCCGCCCGAAAAGGCGGAAGCAAACCCGTTCGATCAATTCGATCTCCCGAGCGCAAATCCATTCGATCAATTCGACGAGCCCGATCATCCCAGGCCCGAGATGGACCCATATGCTGATGGGGTGACATACGCGGTCGCCAATGCTGCCGTGAATGAGGCATCTGTCGCGGCGGCTCGCCGAACGCGGCGGGCGGTGCAGCGTTCGTTGACCGGTCCAAGCGAAGTGACGACCGGGATGGGCGCCGGGATTGAGGAACTCGCTGGACATTTTGGCGAGCAATTCCAGAAGCTGGGGACCGCGCCTATCCGTGCGCTGACTGATCCTGACTTTGATCCGACAATGGAGGGCGTTCCGTTTGGAATGGCGCTTGCGCTCCAGGGTGGGCACACATTTGCCGGTCCGCGCGCCATCCCTGGCGGCGGTCCAGCCGCGCCGTATCTATACGGGAACTGGTGGGCATCCAAGTTTTCCAGGCCGCCCACGCCTATCGTTCCGCCATTACCGTCCGTTATCCCGTCGCCGATTAAGCCAGCAGAAGGCTCGCCAAGCCCTGCTGTATTGCGCAGCGAAATGGCCAAGACTGGCGATCCTCTGATCGACGCCGTCAGCGACCATCCTGTGGTGAATAACAACATCAACAACCCGATCGTCGATAGGACCAAGATCATTCCCAATACCGATGGCGCTTCGGAGCCGCTCGGCAATCCGACAATCTATCAAGACCCGCTCGGTCTAAAGGAGGTGACCAGTAAGGGCGTCACGCTGGATACGGCAGAAGGGTCGGCCGTCCATGAGAACATGGAACAGTTTGCCATCAAGGCAATGCGTGAAGCTGGCATGGACGAGGAAGAGGCGCTCAGTGTCTCTTTCTGGGAGTTCGGCGAGAAGGCGGAGGACGCGTTCTATGCCGCCCACGGCATGGACCCGGCAGATGTCGAGGCGCAGCTGACTCCGAACTTGAACCAGGTCGCGAGCAAGCGCGCGGCAGAGCTCGCAGAACGCGCGCCGCTTGATGAGCTGCGTCCGGCTTCTCAATTGCCCCCCGATTTATTCCGCGGCACCTATCCAGGAGGCGATCCCGCAAAGGCTGGACCCGGTCCGATCGCCAAACCGACGCTGGAGGCGGTCGAACGCGGGCGCGCTGCTGTAGCGCGAAAGCTTTTGGAGGACAGGAAAAACACTCTCACCGTGGACGACGCTCGCGACGTCGGCCTCATTGGACCAGATAAACCGGAGCCAACATTCGAAGACTCGCCGTCCGACATCGCCGACAGCGCATTCCCCCCGCCTGCGAGCCTATCCTCGGCGCGCACGCCGCTTGGTCAGAGAGAGCGACCGCCAGGTCATAAGCCCGGCGAGTATGACAAGCGCGGCAAGGAGTGGATCGACAAGATCGATGCGCCCGAAGATGTCCGCGATGTGATCGAGAAGATAGCGGCGGACCATGATTATTACCCTGAAGCCCGAGGTGGCGCCGCCTCTCCAGCTGCTCGTGACGCCGTGGCCGAGGCGGCGGGCATCGATCCAAAGGAACTCAACAACGATTACTTCTCAACGAATTTCGATAATGACGGAAAGGTCCGCGCTGTTGTCCAGGCGCTCGAGCAGGTGAAGAGAGATTTTGCTGCCGCTTCAGAGAAGATGGCAAATGAGCCGTCGCCAGAGAATGCGGCGGCGATGCTGGAGCAGGAGCTGCGCCTTGGTCATGTTGTTGAGTACGTCCTCGGGAAGCGGGCCGAGGCCGGCAGATCGCTGAACATATTCAAGGAGGCCTTGGTAAGGCAGGCCGAGCACACCAATGCGGTTGTTGATCTGACAAAGAAGGAGGCGGCAGGAGAGGCGCCGAAGGGGACCGTTCCATTGGTCGATGCCGTCAAGGAAGTAGAGGACAATCTCCGGGATGTCGCGAAGGAGCCCAAGCCGGGTGAAAAGCCAAAGGAAGCAAGGCCACTCGGCATCCAGAAGCTGATCACACAGGCCAAAAACCTCGTGGAGAACGCAAGGAAAGGCGCCGAGGGACCGGAAAAGGTGTCCCTGCCACCGGAACTGGAAGGTCTCGTCGGCGAGGCCAAGAAGGTGCTGAAACGGTTCGGCGCCGACAAAGACGCCCAGCTCGATGCCTTCCGGGAGGAACTGGACAGGCTTGCATCCGGCGAGGGCAAGCTCGGCGATGTCGTGGAGCGCGCCCGCGACCTCCTGAAGGAGGAGAAGCCGAAGGCTGGGAAGGAGCCCAAGCCGCCGACCGATCGCGGCAAGCTCATGGGGGCCGCCAAACGCCTCGTGGCGGCTGCAGACAAGCTTGAGCCAGAGGTCAAGGCAGGTGTGCCAGCGGAGACGCAGCGCCTCATGGAGGCGACCCGGCAGGCAGTCGGCACGCTCAAGACGATGGGCCGCTATCCTGAGTTCGCCGAGTTGCGACGCGCCCTGAGCGAGGGCAATGCAGAAGCGGCGCAGGCTGCCGCGAAGGTCTTGGTCGAGGCTGAGGGCAAGCGCGAGCCCGGCTTGCCCAGGCCGCCGGTCGAGCATGATGTCGTCATGGGGGCTGCCCGCCGCCTCGCCGAGGCCGATCTCAAGGCTGCCCCGGGAGAGAGGCCACCGCTCCCACCGGACATCACTGACCTGCTTGAGCAGACCAAGACCGCGGCCGAGGAGTTGGGCGCCGAGCAGAAGCTGGTCCTCGACAGGCTGGTCGAGCAGGCCGAGAAGCAGGCCGCCGATATGGTCAAGACGGGAGCGGTCAAGGAGCCGGCCGAGGCATTGCTGCCCGAGCTCCAGGGGCTTGTTGATAAGACCGGGCGTGTGGTCGATCGGTTCGGTGGCATTACAAAGGCCGAGAAGGCTGCCGAATTGCTTGCCCGCACCGGACGCACGGTAGCCGATCAGGAGCGGCTGGCGAGCAGCGTCAAGGGCATGACACCGGATCGGGTGGCAAAGGTTCTGGAGAAGATCAGGAACTCGCCAGAGGAGGGAAGGCCGCATTGGTTTGTATTTGCGTGGCTCAACTGGCTCCTTTCGGGGCCCGTCACGCACGCGGGCTATGCGGTGGTGAATACGTTTCTGCTCGGCCTTGAGCGTGGGATATATCCGGCGGCAGCCGCTGGAATAGGAAAAGTAAGAGGCCAAAATGTTTCGGTCATGGCGCCTATCTACGGCAGCCTGTCGATGGTCAAAGCGGTGCCAGAGGCTCTCAGCGCTGCCTGGGAGGCGGCTAAGACCGGCAATCGTGTTCCCCTTGCGAGCGAGCTGAGGCTATTCGAGCGCGGCGAGGAGTCGCCCCAGGCGAAGGGGGTGGCGGCGCCTTTCCTAGCCCCTGGACCGGAATGGGGTATGTGGAAGCGCGTATTCAACGAGACCCAACTCGATGCGGCAGCGGTCGCGCTCGGGTGGCCGCAGCGTATGGCGAATAGCATTCATACGCTCTTCAAGACCCTTGGTCTTCGAGCGGCTATGTCCACCAAGGCATTCGAAGCCGCCCATGCGGATGGTGTGACGGGGGATAAATTCTGGGCGCGCTACAAGTATCACTTGGAGAATCCCACCGACGAGGCGCTGAAAGAGGGGACTACGGAAGCCTATAGCGGCGCGTTGATGGAGAAGCTTGGTGAGAAGACAGGGGCAGCCGCCCATGCTCTCCAAGATACTTTTGTGAAGGCATTTTTCCCATTCATGCATATCCCCTTCAACGCCGTGAAAAAGGGCCTCGAAGCTACGCCTGCGCTGAACTTGTTGCTCCCTTCCACGCGGGATGCTCTGCTTGGCGGATTGGGAGAACCGGCCCGCAACCTTGCTGTGGCCAAGATGGTCGTCGGTGGATCTGTTCTTGGGTACGCCGTGCACAAATACCTCGCGGGTGAACTCACCGGGGATTATCCGAGGGATCAGAAAGAGCGTCAGGCTTGGCAACTAGAGAACAAGCCGGAGAACTCGATCAAGGTCGGTTCGTACTGGGTCAATCTGGACCGGTTCCCGCCGGTCGGCGCCATGTTCCACGCGGGCGCAACAGTTGCGTCCATCTATGAGCATGCTCACAATGATCCAAAGGCAACTTGGATGGAGAACGCGAGTGAGAACTTTGGCAAAGCGCTAATAGCGCTGATGAGCGGGATCGGGAATGGCGTCGGGAGTGAGACCGGATTCCAAACTCTCAAGCATCTCACCGAGATGATCGAGGGCAGGGACGAAAATGCCGCCATGCGATTTATCGGGCAGGAGATATCATCTCTCATTCCGTTCTCATCCTTCGTGGGACAGACCGCCAGCTTCCTGGACCCGGAGATGCGGCAGGCAAACGATGTGCTCTCGCAGGTTAAGTACAAGATACCTGGCCTGCGCGGAACCTTGCCGCCCAAGCTCGATCCTCTCTATGGCGAGCCGCTGCCCAATCCGGGATCGCTTCAAAATATGGGATTCGGCCGCTTCGGGTTCCGTCGCCAGGCGCCAGTAGACACCGATCCAGCGAAGATGGAGATGCTTAGGCTCAACATAGCTGTGGCCGCCCCGGAGAAGCGTATTGACAATGTCACGCTGCCGCCGCTGATGTATGATGAATATCAGCAGCAAGCCGGTCAGTTGGTGAAAACCGCGCTCACGGGCGCTGTAAATTCTCCTGGCTGGAACACGCTGTCGGACGCTGCGAAGCGCCTTGAAATCAAGACCATCATCGAGAATGCGCGCGGGAAAAGGGGGGCGGCTGCAATTATCGAGTCGCGGCATCCTGAGATTTTCCAGCAGAGAGCTGAAGACAAGATGGATCAGATCAATGGGATCAAGCCATCGAGGCTGAGAGACCGGCCGCCAATAGGAGCGACACCATGAAGCTTCGCGTTGCCATCGCCCCGATCATCCTCGCGCTGTTCCTCGGCGTCCCGCTGGCGTTCACGCAAGCGCAGAACTTCCCGCAGACGATGCCGCCGAACACCGTTTTCGGGCGTCTTGGCGTCAGCGCCGGACCTGGCCAAGCTATCCCGTTCTCTTATTTGACTCCGCTTCTGCTGACTTCCACTCCCCCGACAGGAACGACGGGGCTTAGCATTCTGGAGACGACAGATACGAGTTGGATGGCTTTTGGCGTGCCGGTGATAATTGCAGCGACGCATGGAGGATTTCAGAATGCGATAGTCGGCTATGCCTTGAATGACTCGCCTATGCCTATATTGGCATTTCCCACAGGAACAACCGGTTATGGAAAGGTCACCACGCAGGGAAATACTGCGTTCGGCATCTTTGGTCTCGGTGAAATAGCCGTAGCCGGCGGAGGCGCTGGCATTGCCTCCGAGTTCACCTGCCGCAACAATTCTGGGCAGCCGCCGACAACGCATTTGCCGCCCAATCAAGGCATTGGGTCGACAGACGTCGTATGCAATGCCGTCCAGGTTACGGCTGGCGGAAGCAACAACCCATCAATTGGCGTTGTTCTATCCAATGAAGGAGGGTCGCCTGCCGTATTCAACACCGGAATGTATTTCAGCCCGCAATCGTTTGCGCAGTATGGATTGTTTATTGACTCTCAATCATCCGGCGCTAGCGCCACCTCGGTTGTGATCCAGAACAACGGAAATGGCATCAATCTTCAGCTGGGCACAACTGGACCGATAATTCCTAACGGCACCATGATAGCGGCATTTGACGCCGTTGGCGCAGGTCGCTTCAGTGTGCGGCAGAGTGGAGTTGTCAATATTGTTGAAGCAACCGCTCCGCCCGCCAATGGCGCCGTAGCAATGACGATATCGAACACTGCTAATTTCGGAATATTTTTTAGCAACGGAACTCCGAGCGTTACGGCGGCGGATGGCTCGATCAACTTAGATAGCACTGGCAAGTTATGGGTGCATACTGGCGGCGCCTGGGTGCAAGTGACGGTGCCATGATAAAATACATTTTGCTGATCGTCGTTGTCGTTTTGCTGATGGCGCAGACGCCAGATCTCATGCCCTACTACCAAGCGCAGCGCAACAGCGCGATGGATCTGCTGGCGCAATGCTCGGCCGTCAATGTCGAGTTGCAGAAGAAGGTTGCGGACCTGGAGAAGCGCTTACAGGAGACAAGCAAATAGGAGATCACCATGGGCTGGAATGGACGCGACCCGGCGCTTGAGATCAAATCGATTGACGATCTGCGGGCGTACATCCGCGGCGGCAACTACAACAACTGGCGCCCATCGAACTTCGTCGTCCACAACACCGCCTCGCCGACGCTTTATCAGTGGTGGCACAGCGTGCCGCCGGCCCAGCGGATGGAGAACCTGAAGGACTATTATTACAACGACATGGGCTGGTCGAGCGGCCCGCACTGCTTCATCGATGGCAAGTCGTGGTGGATCATGACCGACTTCTGGGTCAAGGGCGTCCACTCGCCGTCCTGGAACGGCAGCATGCTTGGGTTCGAGCACGTCGGCGATTACGACACCGAGAGCGACGAGACCGGCATGGGCGCCGAGGTCATGAAGATGGGGCACACGCTCTGCGGCGAGTGCTGCAATTTCTTCGGATGGGATCCGGGCAATCTCAAATTCCATTACGAGGATCCGGCGACCAGCCATGCCTGCCCTGGCTCCAATATGATCAAGGCCGAGTACATAGATGATGTGCGCGTGTACATGGGCGATGGAGGAGACGCCGAGCAGCCGGCGCTGCCGGTTCGGCGCGGCACCGTGCATGATCTCGTTGCCGGCGACGTGCTGAATATCAGGGCCAGCTCGTCGAGCTCGTCCATCATCATCGGCACGGCCGAGAACGGGGATGAACTGGCGATTGTCGGCGAGGGGTGGAACGGCAATACCAGGTGGCTGCGCGTGCAGTTTGGGCGCGCCGAAGGCGCCGATGTCGCCATCTTCGGCTGGTGCTCGGCGCAGTATGTCCAGATCGCTGGCGACGTCCCGGTGGCTGACATGTGGCGTGAGAACATCACCGCGACCGAGTTCGGCGGCGGCAGCGATGAGCAGGACTCGGCCTACCCTGACATCGATTGGATCACCGAGGACACCTATGGCATTGCGCTGCCATTGAAGTGGAAGACGACGCCGCGCCCGCAAGTCGAGGTGCAGGGGCCAAATGGATCGACGGTGACGGTCGACATTGTCGATCTTGGCCCATGGAACACAAACGACCCATCGTACGTAAATCAAGGTCAGAGGCCTCTGGCCGAGAAGCAATACAAGAACCGGATACCGGCGCAAAACGGGCAAGTGCCGACCAATGATGCCGGGATAGATTTGACGGCGCGGGTTGCTAACGCAGTCGGGATAAGCGGGAAGGGGAAGGTGCGCTGGAGATTTGCACCATAGGAGGCGCCATGACGACCCGCGAGCTCCTGACGTTGATGGCCGTAATTGGCCTGATCAGCCTACTGTTCTTCTTTTGGATCTCCCATCTTGCCCACGGTGCTGAGGCGCCGCGTGGCAGCGACGAGCACGTCCGCGGCATCATCCAGCATGCATTGGATGACGCCTTCGAGAATCAGGTGGAAATTCTGTTCGCCGGCTGGATGCGGGATCCGACCGGCCAGCCTGGCCGGGCCGCTGCCGGTGTGCGCAAGGCTGTCGCGGCCTATCGCCATGCGATCGTGGCGATCGATACGAACGGCTTGGCGCTTGAGCCCATACCATTGCCGCGCCCGCGGGAGGCGAGGCGATGAGCAAGCCGAGCAAGCCGAGCGGGCCAAGCGACGCGTTGAAGTCGACAGTCGATGCCCTCATGCGCTCAATTGCCGGACTGATCGAGCGCGTCACGCAGCTGGAGGCACGGGTGCAGATACTGGAGACCCGGTTGGGGCGTGAGCTGCAGCGCCGCTAGCACCGCACCCGGCGAGAAGGAACCGCGGCTTGCGTATCTTGCCGCAGACGGGGCACGGCTTGGGCCAGCCACCCTTGCCAAGGCACGACCAGCAGATCCGCTCTTGCGCGCTCATTGTTCTGCCTCTGGTTGGGGTGGGGCGGTGCGCTCAAGAAAGGCGCGGACCATCATCTGAATCGTAACATGGATGTGTCGAAATTCGGCGGTCTCGATAATCGCTCCCAGCACTTCCCGTACGATGACGAGCTCTGTCTCAACTCGCTCAGTGCGGACCGTTGCTTCGGCGAGGGCGGCACGAAGGGTTTTGATTTCGTCCAACGCTTTTTGACTATCGCTAGGCCAAACGTCGATCATCGCTCCGCCTCTTGGTCGGACCTTGCCGCCCTGTCGGCCTCATCCATTAGCCGGCGAAACTCGCTTTGCATTGGCAGAAGCTGATCGCGTTCGACCTTCGTCAGGCGTTTCCAGAAGAATTTGAAAGTCTTTTCGCCACGGTTGGCGGCCTCGTGGGCCTCCTCGGCGAGGTCGAAGGCGGCTGCCGCGTCAGTAGGGGCTGCTACGGCAGCCGCCCCCTTCCCCGAGTCAGTGGGGAAGGGATCGATGATCTCGCCGGTGGTAGGATCGCATGGGATGGTCTGCATAGGATTGGGTGCAGGCGCCGACGGCTGCCATGCCGTCTTGGCCTTGGCCGGGATGTCGGCGACCTCGGTCTCGTCAAGCCAGCCGAGGCCGCAGATCGACAGCGTTGCGCGCCGCTTTGCCTTTGTGACGCACTTGAGTTCGGCGTTGGCGCGCGCCTCGCCCTTGAGGGCGGAGGAGAACGCCACCGATCCTAGATCCTCGTCGACGCGGCCGTCCGGCAACTTGGCGCGGACATGGATTGTCAGGATGTCGTCGGCGACATCGCGGCTGACGATCTCCAGCGAGACGCCATGTATTTTGCGCAGTTGATCGGCGCAGGCGCGCAGGGCATAGAGCTGCAGTTTTCCATTAAGAATGATGTAAGCAAACGGCTGGGTAAGTGGGTTTAGTCCAAGCGATTTGCAAACTTCCTTGTAATATTGCATGCGCTCATCTGGCGTGAGTTTGGCAAGGTCGCCCTTAATGAGCACGCTTTCGATGATGTCGCCATTTGCCGGTGGTTTCGCAGGTACAGCCATACTATTTGTCCTCCCGCAGCGATAACGCTCCTGCCCTATTTCTCGTAATTCGCACGCCACGGCCAAACGCCTTCACAGCGTCGGCCGGCACCATGCCCTTGAGCGCCTTTTCCGCATCCTTCGCCGCTTCCGCCGCGCCGTGCGTCTGCATCCAGCGATCGGCGGCGGCCTCCCAAGCGGCATTGCCGGCCATGTCGTAGGTCTTCTCGGCGATGACTGGAGACGGCACTGCGGGCAGCGTGACGGGCGGCGCGTGGCGGGCCACTGCAAGCATGAACTGGCTGGCGCGCGCCAGCATCTCCCTGATGTAGGGCTCGCTGCGTTCGATGTGTTCAACGAGTGGCGGATTGGCGCCCATGATCACGGTGAGCAGGCATTTCGAGGCGCCGGTGACCGCCATTTGCCACTGCATCTGCGGTTGGTAGCGATCGATGACGACCTCGAGCGGCTCGCGGCCGCCGACATGCTTGGCCTCGACCGGACAGGCGAGCTCGTCGCACCAAGCGTCGAGGGTAGCGGCGGCCCAATCGTGCCGCTTGTGCTGCACCACCTCGCCGCGCCGGCTCAGCGCCAGCCCGCCCATCTCCAGCCAGTCGAGATTGAGCTGCTCGGTCGCCTCGCCGAGCCGCACTGGCCAGACCTGCGAGAGATCTTCCTCCTCGCGCTCGCCGATCATTTCCTCGTAAAGGCGCAGGATTCCGGCGGCGTCACCGGTCATCAGGACTTTGATGCGCGACGCAGTGAGTTTGCCGGCTCTCGCGTCCAATTGGGCTTTCGTCAGCATGGTGCATTTCCTCTGCGGCGGCGTTGCGGGCGGCGATGAGATCGAGGCCGTCCCGTAGGTGGTGTGCGACGCGGTCGAGATAGGCGGCAAAGTCACGCCAAGGCGTGTTTGGGACGCGGTCACGCATACGCTGCTCCGGTGGGTTAGGCGTGGTCCTCGGACTGCTTGCGACGGCTGGCCGGGCGAGGAACCGGCCTTTTCTCCTCAAGCCACTGGACGAGGATCAGCCTGATGAGGCTTGCGACTGGCCGCGCGTCGGCCAACGCGGCTGCCTCCAGCGCTCTCTCATGCTTCTCGTCGAGCCTGGTAGCCATTAATTTCCGACGTGGCATGTAGGCAACCCCGACTACATGTGATAACCCGCTGTAGCATAATTGCCGACATGCCGTCGAGTCAAAAATGGAGGCGAGGATGGAAAGACGACCGTGGATGCCGCTCTACACCGACGACTTTCTTGTCATAACCCGAGATCTGACGACGCAGGAGAAGGGGGCCTGCCTGCTCCTGCTGGTGCATCGTTTTCTGGATGGCTCGTTGCCGAAGAGCGATGGCGCCTTGAGGCGCATTACAGGTGTTCATCGGTTTCATTGGCCGAAAGTCAGGGACATGGTGATGCCCCTGATCGACAACCTGTGGGTGGCATCGGTCGAACGGTTCTCCAAACGGTTGGCCAAGCCAATGGTGTCATCTATAGGGAGCACCAATAGGGCAAAAAAAATCAACGAAAACAATGCCAAGTTTCCGGACTCGCGCGCGCGCCCGCTTAAGAAAGAAGATAATACTTCTCTTACTTACTCTTCTATAGGTGCTGCGCGCGAGGCAACGGGGAAGGATTTGCCACATCTGTCTGCGGCTGCCGCCCGGCCGCAAGAGGCTCGGCGAGGGGCGGATTTGGAGCGACTTCGGCTAAAGGCTGACGCACCCCTCGTGGCATCGGCTGAGCTGATCGAGCTGATGCGGAGGCGGCGTTGAGCAAGCGATCGAGCTTCGAGCGTCGGGCGGCTGATTTCTATCCGACCCCGTACGCCGCGGTGCCGCCGCTGATCCCGCACCTTCGGGGGCGTCAGGTTCGCACCTTCGCCGAGCCGTGTGCGGGCGATGGGGCGCTGGTCGGGCACTTGGCGACCTTCGGCTTGCACTGCGTCTATGCCGGCGATCTGCAGACCGGCCAGAATGCGCTTGCGCGCGATCATTACGGCGCGGCCGATTCGATCATTTCGAATCCGCCCTACACCCGCGAGGTGATGCATGAGCTGATCGGGCACTTTCAGCGTATCGCGCCGACGTGGCTGCTGCTGGAGGCTGATTGGCTATCGACGCAGCAAGCCGTGCCGTTCATGCTGTCGTGCTCCGACATCGTGGCGATCGGCCGCTTGCGCTGGATTGAGGGCTCGCCGCACACCGGTAAAGATAACTACGCGTGGTGTCGGTTCCATGTGAGGCACAAGCGCGGGCCGCTGTTCCATGGGCGAGGCCTGGTCGCGGCGCGTTGACTCGGCGGGGCTGATGGTGGAGGATGGGTGCGCCCCGGCTGCCGCGTAAACGGCGAGCCGGGACTTGACGCGGCAACCGAAGGGACCGGCCGCCATGCCCGAGACATCCCATAACACAACTGACGCAACTTGAAACGCTTCGCAAGCAGAGCGGAGCGGGACATGCTTTTCCATCTTTACGATGGACTCTGCGCGATTTGCGAATGCGAACTTCCGGAAGATTTTGAGATAGATCACCTGGTTCAATTCAGTAAGGGAGGGCCGACAAAATGGTGGAACCTGCAACCGCTATGCCAGAAATGTCATTCCCGAAAAAGCCGCGCATCGGCCAGAGGATGGTCATCGAAGAGAGCAAAGATCGTTTGATGGTTAATGCAAAGTTGCCGACCGGATACGGTAAGACATTAGCAGCATGTTATGTATATTCATTAAAAATGAAGTTAGGCATATGTAATCGTTTACTTGTTATCTTTCCAACAGACGCTCAATTGGATCAATTCGTTCTCGATGGGCATCGAGATCTCACGGATGCTGGTGTTGACGGACCAAATACGATTGTGGATGTGCGCCACGCTGGATCGCGGTCGCTGCGCGACCACAAGATGAATCTCAAACAAGTGTTCGCAATCACAATCCAGTCGCTTGTTGAGCGGCGCGGAATGGATAACGTCATTAATCTCCTATCCATTGGACAATGGATGATCGTAGTTGATGAGTACCATCATTATGGAATTGAAAAAACTTGGGGTCGCGCAGTACTCGGACTCAATCGCGCATTCTTGCTCGCTATGAGCGCTACGCCGATGCGTCCAAATGATGACAGCGCCTTTGGCGCTCCACATGTTAAGGTGAAGTATCGTGAAGCCAAGGAAGAAGGAGTCATCAAGAAGCTCATTGGGCATGCATACAGCTATCGCATTGAAACAACTAGCGACGAAAACCTTAAAACTGAAATTTGGACTACCGATGAATTAGTGCAGGAAGCTGGAAGTGATGCGCCGGATGCGATAGAAAGGTTGTGCATCAAGCGCAAGATGCGATGGTCGCCGCGATATGTCTCTCCGCTAGTCTCGATTCCTGTTGAACGTATGCTGCGAGAGCGGACTGCGACTGGATGGAAACTTCAAGTGCTGATCAGCGCGATGTGCGTTTCGCATGCAAAGCTAGTGTGCGAACAAGTCTCTGCGATGTATCCAGAGCTGCGCGTCGATTGGGTTGGGACAGGAGAGTTTGGCCGATCCGACGATGAGAATAAGGATGTGCTAAGGCAATTTTGCCCAAAAAAAGATGAGGATGGTCAGCGTCATCCGACACTCGATGTGCTCGTGCATGTCGGTATGGCGGGTGAGGGGCTGGACTCGATCCACGTTAGTGAGGTTGTTCTTCTTTGCAATGCCTCTATCTGTAATCGCATTCTTCAGATCATCGGGCGTGGGGCGCGATGTCTTCCTGATGTTGCGTGCAATGTGAGTTTCGACTCGTCGTCTGAATTTGCAGTGAAGCAATACGTTGGTAGGGCGATTATGGATGCTATGGATTTAGCGCCGCCAAGCGCCGATCCAGATGAGGAGCCGGACGATGACGGTGATGATCAATGGCCGCCAGAGCCGCCAACCGATCCGGTTATAAGGATCGAGAACATTGAATTGTTGCATATAGATAGCGGAACGGAAGGCGTTCAACTCATGGGCCGCGTGATGCAGCACCATGGGGCGACGTTGAAGTTCGATGAAATGCAGGCGGACAAAAACCATCCAGATTGGCGGCACGTCATCGCCTCCTATCGAACGCTTCGCAAGATCGAAGCGGAGGCCCATGATGAGCGCGCGGTCATCGAGCAATGGCGTGACAAAGTCACTTACTCGGTAACGTCGTTGACGTCAATTGTTGTAATTCTTTTGAATCGCCAACCGTGCGACGAAAAAGAAATAAAGCAGTGGAGGGGAATCATAAAGGAAAAAATCAACCGCAGAAAGAAAACTCTATTTGGCGCAGTTGAGAACGATATTGATATTTTGAAAAAACACTATGGATGGTGCGTTGCATTGGATCGTGATCTGCGTGAACGAAAGAGCCTGCCCTCATGGCTGTCACTATAAATTCAGGTCCGATCGAGGCTGACGACCAGCTGCGTCATGTTCCGCGGGGGAAGTGGCGGGAGCTGATGCTTGCGCGCCGGCAATTCCTGGAAATCAAACTTTCCTATGATTGCCGGTGCCTCGTGCAGTTCGTCAACGATGCGCAAGAAATGTTTGGTGAGCTTGGCTTTGAAACGCCGGAGGCATTGATTCGCGATGGGTATGGCTTGGAGCCCGATGAGGTAGCGGTTGCGGTTGAGTGGCTGCGGCTCAATCCGCCGGAGGAGCCGATCAAATACAAGCTTGCCATTTTCTTCGGCAGGCGCGCGCAAGACCTCGCCGCTGATCCGGATGTGAGGCCGGCGGCACAGCATGGCGGTGATCGTACGGAGCAAGGTGCCGATGGCACCTTGACCGATGGCACCTTGAAGGGGCGCGGCAGCAATGCCGCCGCCTACATCGTTCGCCGGCTCAAGCGCGACCATCCCGAGATTGCAGCAGCGCTTGCCCGGGGGGAGTACCGATCGGCCCGCGCGGCTGGGATCGCTGCTGGCATTGTCAAGAAGCGGCGCTGCCCCCACTGTGGAGGAGACCTGACATGACTCTCGCTCCGCCGCCACGCGACGAACGGAATGCAACTGGCGGCAAAACAAACGACCCGCACGGGCGGGATTCCCGGCGGGTCGCACAAGGAGAATAACATGACCACAACAACAGAAATATCGAGCATCGAGTCCGTCGTCAACAACAGACCCGGCGCGCGTCGAGCCAGGCTTTCAAATCGGCCACGCGGTAGCCGATCCGTCGCTCGCTGATCCGAGTTTTCGGGGGGAGCATGCCGGCGGCCTCCATCCGGTCCCACGTCCTGGTCGATACGCCGGCCAGCTTGATCGCGTCGTTGCGGCTGATAACCCGGACGCTGTCGAGGTCTTCGGACATAGGAGGGTACCTCTCATCATGACATGCGGATGCACCGCGTTGAGAGGCACCTAAGCACGGCGTGCGGATCAGGCTTTACCGGGATGTTGCAGATTTTTTGGGCTCTATCCCGGTAAGTTTTTTCCAGTCCCTTCGGCGAGATTCAATATGCGCCTGCTGCTGCTCGGCCGGCATCTTCCTCCAGCGACCGGGACATTCGACCCCTAAAATAGCATCTGAATGTCCCGGGTAGTTCCGGGTATCTCAGTGCACCCTTGCGCATCGTTTATGAACGCGAGGGCGGCATGCTGAACCTCCTTGAAGGCTACGATACCGAACACGACACGGCCGCGGGCATCAATAAATGCCTGCGCGTGCTGAAGAACTGGCGTCAACAGGGCATCGGGCCGCCGTACATTCGGGTCGGCAAAACAATTTATTATGAACGCGCGGCTGTCCTCGCCTGGATCAGAGATCAGCAGGTAGAGCCCGTGCGCAACCGGACCGCGGGCACCGGCGGATGCGACGGGTGTTCACCACCACCGCCCGGGAAGGGTGGCTAGTCGAACCGCCCGCCATAATCGTGGACTACCCTGGCGTGGGTAAGGTGCTGGTCCCGCAACCTCTCCCGCCGAGCTAGGGCCGCAGGCCAAGGGGGGGGCTATGGTCTGATAGCGCCCCCCTCAAAAAACGCACCAGCGGCCTTCCTATGGCCGTGGCGACCCCATCTAAAGGCGATGGCTACCCTCGCCCAGCATGACCGCTACCCCGAGAGCCAGCTGCAGCGAGCGGTATTAGCGCATCTGGAAGTGCGCGCGGCCCCCTACACCTTCTGGTTTCACGTGCCCAATGGTGGGGCCCGCACGGCGACCGAGGGCGCCATCCTCAAAGGCCTCGGCGTGCGTGCTGGCGTGCCCGACCTCATCATCGTCCACGGCGGCCGCTTCTATGGGCTGGAGCTCAAGACGCCTAGCGGCCAGGTGTCGCCGGCGCAAGAGCAGACGCTCGCCTCGCTGCGCTCCGCCGGCGCGCTGACGGCCGTCGCCGTCGGCCTGGACGACGCATTGCGCGTCCTCGAGGGCTGGGGGCTACTCCGCCCTTCGCGCTCATTGGAGAAGGCAAACCAACGGATAGGTTGATTGTGACGGCGGGTGTCGGCAAGCCACTCCCCGAGTGGCCTTGCCGGAGCCGCGTATGAATACGTTGCGTTCCCGTCTGTTCAATCCGCCCAATGCTGTGCCCGATCGACCGCTGGAGCTGCGCAATGGCTGGCCAGTGCGCCCGGTAGCGCCGGCGCCCGAGGCGCCGCCTCCGCCGCCTGCGCTCCCGCCCGCGGGCTTCATCTGGCCCGGTCTCCTCGCCGCCGACTGTTGGCTGCCGGTGCCGCCGGCCGAACTGCAATCTCCATTTGTGCTTGAGCGGCGCATCACTATGCGCGAGATCATTGCGGCGGTGGCAGCCGAATGGAGCGTCGATGTGATGGACATACTGTCGTCGCGTCGATTCCACCGCGGCACCGTTCCCCGCCATGTGGTGATGACGCTGGCGCGCCATTTGACGACGTTGTCGTTCCCGCGTATTGCGCGAGCGCTGAACCGGAAGGACCATACGACTGTGTTGCACGGAGTGCAGAAGTATGCCGGCGCATACCAGACGGCGGCCGGCGAGGTAGGACCTTATGCATCGCTCCATGTCCTGACAGCCGCGGTGCGGCGGCAAGTAGAGCGGCAGCAGTGCGGCGCGCCGTAGCGCCGTCGCGATTGCGCGCCAACGCCGCGCGATTAGCGGCGAGCGCGCGATGGCCTGTTGACCGCCGCCATCAGCCGCAACAGCTTGGCCACCGGCGCCGGGATGCGTTGCTCGCCCAACGCATACCGATAGCTGGTGCGCCAGTGGACGCCGATAGCGTCGGCGCCGCTCTTGATGTCGAGCCCGAGGTCCGCCAATAGGTCGAGGTATTCCTCGGGCTCCATGAACATTCAGTTTTCCTTTTCAAAGCTGGATGCGGCTTTGCGGAACCTTTCCTGCGCTTCCTTCACCCTCGGAATGATAGTCTGGAATATTAGGACAGGGTCGACCGTGGTCGTTCCGAGGAGGACGACCAGCTTGCGGACCAGGACCATCGTTATGGCGGCGGTTATTTCGGGGGTAGCAATTTCTGCAGTTGTGAAAAGGTCGATGGTGTCCGCTAGCAACAGGTTGAGCTTGGCATCCAGATTCTTTTCGAGGTCTTGGCGGAGCTTGTCGTAATCGTCCGCGCTGTTAGATTGGCCCATGGACGTTTCCCTTTGCATCGACGAAGTAGTCCTCGCGGCAACCCGCTTCGTGCCACCACGCGTGGTCGTCGTCCTCGAGCGGCAGCGCCGCCAGCCCGCCCCGCCATCGCACTCGCCCGCTGTACTTATTGACGGCAACCTTGCGGTTGCCCTTGCCGTGCCCCCAGTATGCGCGTATCTCCCGCACTGTTGCAGGGCGCTGGCGCTGCGCGCCGCAGTGCTCGCAGGCGAGCGCTGAAAGCGCGAGTGAAAGCATGGTCTCGCGGCCGCAGCGCTCGCACGGTCCATAGATTGGCATGGCGACCTTTCCCTATCTTCGATTGATGACGGTGACTGATGATCCGACTGCGCTGGCTGTGGTGCGCGCCGCGTCGAGTGTGGCGCGGCACTGGACGTAGCTCGGATCACCTTGTGCAGCCCCATAGGAAACGCACTTGGCGTCATCTTTTGCTGCGAGGTATTCCCGGTATTGGGCGCAACCTGAAAGCGACAGCGCAGCGGCGATGAGACACGCTGCCGAAGCAGCCCACGCTGGGTACCGGCAGTTCCACATTGCGCGGCCCATGTCACGCCCTCCGCTCGATTGGGAGAGCGGGAACGCTCCATTCGACTGGCATGCGATAGCTCGATCCAGCGGGCTCCAGCAGCCGCGCCACGATGAGCGGGGCGAGGCCGATTAGCCCGGCCATGGCGATAGCGACAAGCCCGCACCATAAATCTATCTTAGTCATTGTGTCTTTCCTTTCGCCTTTCTAAGTTAGTGGGAACGGCCTGGCGCTTTCCTTTCCTTTCGCGCTGGCCGTGGGGGCGCGGTTTCCACCCGTGCCCCCTTTGCTTTTCAGATAGAAACTTCTCGCTTTACTGTTTGCTTGCTTCGGCAAGACTGTGCTTGCCTATTCCACTAGGCCGGCGTGATTGCCGCCGCGTCACCAGCGCATCAATGTTTGTGATAGCTCGTGTGCGGCACGTCGTGCGACCAGCAGGCGCGGCAGTCGCCGCACTTGCCGTCTTGCTTTGGGGCAGGGCATTCGTGGCCCTGCTTTGGGGTATCGTCTCCGAGAGGGCTTGTATGTACGCCACTGGTGTGTGGCCATGTCTTGGTTGCCGCGCCGTCGACCATTGTCGCTGATATCCGTATCAGCAAATTGTCCGGCACCACGCCGCCCTGCCGCACATACTGCTTCACAATCCCCACTTCCCGCGTCGGCAACCAGTGCCGGATGTGCGGAGTCGCAGCGGCTACGGCGCATATCTTTGTCAGGTGTTCGACGCTCTGGAGGTCTCCCGAATCATGCCACCTAAAGTAGTAATTTAGGTGTAAACCTTCCGGTAGTTGGGTCGCGTCTTTCGTTGGCGTGCATTTGCTTGTGGGTTTTGCGGTTAATGATTTCCATATGATCCGGGTTAACGCAGAGGCGATTCCTGCATGCGTGGTGCAAGTCGCATCCGGCTGGGATAGGGCCACAGTAGCGCCGGAAAGTGGCAACGTGAGCCGAAACGTTGCGGGGCTTTGCGCCTCTTGCCTCTGAGTAGTACCCATAGCCGTGCTTGTAGACCGGTCCCAGCCATAACCAGCAGCCACTATTTGGTTCAGGCACCCAATAAGTGTCGAACGTTTTTGCTTTGTGGAACGTGCCTGCAATGCGAGCTTGTGGATTGGGTCCATAAATTCTCGGCATGCTTTCCTCCGTTCGTTTTCCAGCAACGTCACCATCGCCACTGTCCAGCGCGCATCGGCGATGCCGGCGAGCCGCTTGGCGTGCGATGCCTTGACGTCGCG